AGGGTAAGCAGGGTGTTAATATCCTCAAGCACACGCACCGTGCCGTTGACATTGTGGAACATAAACTTACCGGCTTTGATCGCCGCCTCAAGCTCTGCCTGGGTGTAGTCGGTATCAATGGTAAGCTCGCCGTTATAGGCGCTGTTGGTAAGCGATTTATTGACAGCCACCGCCGCCTGGGCACCAGTAACCCAATAAAGGAGATCGGTGTCTGCATCGGTGGAGCCAACCGCCGCATCATTCCATACGCCGATAACGCCCTCATAGTCCGCATTAGCGGGCTGGTATGCGATAAGCTGGAATTTTGCACCGAGCTCATCACGCACACGCTTGGTAAAGTTGATAAACAAATTTACCGTTGTGCTGTCCTTTGCTGGGCAGCAAAGGGCGTTGTAGGAATAGCTTTCGATGGCATCCAAAAATGCCTGGTAGTCCTCACCGGAAATATCCGCATCGTTTGCGCCACCGGAAAGGGCTGTACCGGCCGTTGTTTCCATCGTAAAGCTCTTAAAGGTTACAAAGTCATTTGCAACCAAGCCCGCCGAGGTCTGCACAAGCTGCTCATCCACGCAGATGCCGTCAAGGTATGTGCCAACCACATAATAGCCGGCATTGTCAACATCCGCAGCAATCTTGATTTTGATCGCATTACCACGGGTGCCCGCATATTTTGCGGTTGCGTAGGTGTTCTGTGCTGCCGTGCCAGATCCGAGGCGGTAACAATACACCTTTACGGCGTTGCTGAAAATCTCACGCAACGCACGCATTTCCGGTGCATCAAAGGCATAGCCGAAAATCTTTTTACTGTTTTTCTGGAAATCGCCGGCAGTAACCTCAAAAACGGTACCCTCCGGGCCCCAGGACAGAATAAACGGCGCTGCCGCAATGCCTCTATCGGAGAGGGCTGCGCTTGCTTTCGCAAGGCTTGTGAAATTGATATAAGTACCCGGCATTACCTTGTTTTGGGTAAGCCAAGTGCCGCCGCCAAGTGCCATATTATCTCACCTGTCCTTTCAAGTATTTTTCGATCAGCGCATCCACCGCATCGGTGGTATAGGTTTTATCGTCCGCAAGCAGGGCGCCGATCAAGTCTTTTCTGCCTGCGTACTTTTTGGAGGCCAGGAGCTGTGCCTTGGTAAAGCAAGGTGCAGCGGCCGTGGCCTCTGTGGCTTTCTTTTCTGCCATAGTGGGCCTCCTTTATTCAATAGTTAATGTTTCCATAGGATCCCCAACCGTGTTGATATGGGCAAAATGCTTGTAGCTGATAACGCAATGCAGGGCATCATCCTCAACATTGGTTTCAAACTTGTAGCAATGCACCTTATCACCGTTTGGGGTTGTGATCGTACCAAGCACACCCGGCAGCTCGTTTGCCTTATCCAGGCACTCTGCACGCCCGCCGGCATCGGTTGGGTAGTAAATCACATCAAAGGTGATCGCCCGCTGAAAGCGGGATCCCATTTGTGCCGTTTGGTTTGGTGTAAGCGGTATTACATTGAAATCACCGGGGTGCAGGTCTTGCTTGACGGTACCGCCGTGTATAAGTGCGCTCGGATAAGCGGCGTGCAGGGCAAGTGATACGCCGTCAAATATTTGGTTAAAACTTATTTCAGCCATTGAAAACCTCCCGCAGTAATTCATTTAGTTTTTTCTCAAGCAATGCCGGTGCGATCCGTTCCAGATCGTCCTCCGAAAGTGTGAGAAAATACTGCCCGTTTACCCATCCGGCTTTTAGCCGTTTACCAATAGCCGGTACATACCGCCCCGGTTGCTGACGGTGCCCAAACTCAACATAGCTGGCGTACTCCACGGGGTTTATAACCTCTATGGTGTAGGTGCCTGCACCTTTTGTAACCGGCAGGCTTTGCGCATAGGTTGCTGCTCCGGAGGTCTTGCCACCGGTCCAGCCTCGCCGCAGCGTTCCACCTTTTTTGCCGGTTTCGTTTGGGTACTGCCCAACGGGTGTACGGGGGATAACAAGGGCAAGCAGCCGGGCTGCAAGCTCTTTGGAAACATCCATACAAAACTTGTCAAGGTCAACCTGGCCAAGTTTTTGCAACCGTTCCTGCAAGGCCTTTAACTGCTCATAATCTGCATTGCCCCATTTTGCCATTACGCCCACCCCTTAAAGAGCTCAAGCGGTATTTCCTTGTGTACGGAATACACGGCGGGCACCCCGCTTTGCTCATATACTCCGGTAACACCGTTTTGCGTTACCGTTATTTTGGATCCGGGGGGAATATCCACCGCCCGATCCACAAAAAGGGTTATGCGCTGTATGGGCTGTGCGGCATTGCTGTTTGGCTCGGTAGGGCTAACCGCATCAAAAGTGATACGGCAGGGCTCATCGGTGTAGGTGTCAACCTCACTTGCCACCGCACGCCCCGTGCTCTGGGATGTGGTATTTGTACGCACAGTAACCGTGCAAATGCCCTCCCAGAGGCTTTTTATGGCATTGGCGTAGTTTGTACCGCCTACCATAAAAGCCTCCGGAAACGGGCAAATATGCTGTTTGGCGGGTTGATAAGCTGCGTGAGCAACGCATCAAACCTTGCCTCCGGCGTGTCCGCACCGTCCGATGCACCCGCATACTCAACGGAAACATCGCCCTCGGTAATCTTTTTGGCGGGGGCCGAAAAGTCAAACCCCGTACCAAGCTGCCCGGCTGCTTTCTTATCAAAAAGAAAAAGCCCGGCGGCCATATCTACCTGGGTATAGTGCAAACCCTCCGGGATCTCCGTGCGGTTGATGTTCGCCTTGATTTTCTCGGCGGCACGGTTAATGGCATATACAACATCGGGGCTTTGTGTCTGTCCCTCCGGCACCGTAACGGTGTAGCCAAGCATTTGGAGCCGAGCCACAACATCCTCATATATTGCCATTGGCTGCACCTCCCTCCGTTATTAGCCTCTGGAAAGGATCCTCACAATGGCAACAGCCTTGTGGTTGATGTAGCTGCGGTTTGCGGCCGTAGTTTCGCCGGTGTGAACAAGCACCCAGTTTGCACCGTTGGAAAGCTCTGCATCCGTGGGGGAGTTGCTGCTCTGGCTGGCTTTCTCATAGGAAATACCAAACGGGGCAAAGCACTTACGCTGACGGATATAGAGGGTGTCCTCGCCGCCCTTTTCCTTGGGATCTCTCGCCATTTCATACGGCACCTTGGCACCAATATCCTCGTAGGAAACAGAGCCTTTGCCGAGGGCGTAGGTTACATACTGCGTGCCGGGCACAACATAGTCATCGGCGGCAAGCGTTTTGCTGCCAAAGTACGGCGTAACCTGGTTGAGCTTGATCTCGCCATCGCTGGGGGTTGCGCTGTTCGCAACGCACTTGAGGGCGCCGGGAGTGCTGGAGGTGGCATCAAAATAGCCCTCGGTTGCGGGCATATCATCATCCACGATAACCAGCTTGCCGTTCCAGGTACCGAGCTCAAGGCTGCGCTGGATGCCGTCCTTGTCGGTGTACTTGAGGCGCTCAATGAGGTTGAGGTTTTCAAGGCCGGTGGAAACATCGCTGTGCATAAACACAAGCGAAAAGGCCTTTTTGTTGGCACCGCAGGCTTTGTTGGTTGCGGAGTTGAGGGTGGTTGCGGTCATAGGACCGTCAACAACGGTGGTGTGCTTGTCGCAAAATTCCTTGGATTTTGCATCCGGGGAGTTGATGGAGCCCATAGCAAAAATACCGGTAAGGATGGCAAGGATCGTTTTCTGGTCGAGGCCGTCCTTATATTCGGCAATCTGCTTGGCCACATTGTCCATAAAGTCAACGCCGCCGGTAATATCGTAGCTGAAATCTTTTTCAACCCACGCCTTTGCACGGCCGACAACCACAACGCCCTGCTCAAAGGTCTTGGTGGCAGTTGCGGAAATATCGGTTGCACCGTCATAGTTGACGGCATCGCCGTCCAGCAAGCCACGCATAGCAATGCGGGCGTAGCCGGTGCCGTTCTGGCTGGAGAAAACATCCTTAATATCGGGGTTGCCAGCCAGGGCAGCAGACTTTTTGATCTCGTTCATTTTCAAGTTGGGAACGGTACCAACCTTGTACTTGAAAGCCTCGGCGTTAAAGCTCTTGGCATCAAATTTTGTGTTAGGCATAATTCTTACCTCGTTTCTTTGTTATTTTTTAGTTGAGCTGTGCATCCGGGTTAGCCTCAAGGTATGCACACAGCTCATCATAGCTCATATCCTTGGGCTCTTTGCCCTGCGGGGGCGGTGTCTTACCGCCGGCGCTGCCGGGCTGCATCCCCTTAAACTGCTGGCCGCCGTTGGCGGCGTTAAAGAGGAATGAGGTTGCATCTGCCTTTGCCATTTCGGCAAGCTCACCAGCAAGGCCCTTGACGGTACCATCATCACCCAGCTTGGCATCCTTGAGGAAATCAGCAAGCAGGGCCTTTACGGCGGTGTTGTTTTTTGCACCGGCAGCGGTAAGGGCAGCCTCAACGGCTCCATCCATACGGATGCGGGCAAGCTCATCCTCATAGGTCTTTTTGGCAGTTGCGTTTGCGGTTTGCAGGTCGGTGATCTGCTTTTTGAGGGCCTCGGTATCGCCGGTTGCCTTTTTAAGGTCCTCCAGCTGCTGATCCCTCGCCTTAACATCATCCTCGGCCTTTTTCTTGGCTGTGTTCACGGTGTTAAAATCGGCTTTGGAAACAAAGTTTTTGCCGATCTCTGCGGCAATCTTGCTATCCAGATCCTCCGTGTACGCCTCGCCAAGTATGGGTTTTAACCATTCCAACATTTTTTTGTACCTCCTTTGGTAAATATGTTGCTTTCCTTGTTATTCCGGCAAGTCCCGGTATTGCAACGCCCCTTTTTGTTGTCCGCTGGAGCAATGCGGTATTTTTGTATGAAAAAAGCACCGTGCCTATCGCAGCACGATGCTTTAATCAACCTTATGCCGGCAATTACTTGCCGTGTTTCTTTGCGTATTTTTCCTCATACGCCTTTTTACGGGCCTCCCGTTCCTTTTCCTCCTCGGTCGGCTCGGTGTCCTCGGTAAAACGGTCCATAACAAGCAGGCCGTCATACTTTTTATCTGTGGTACCAACCACATTTGCGTTATCAGTTTCCATAAATGGATCCTCCCTCGCAGAAAATTACTTTTGTACGGTTAAGCACAACGGTATAGGAGCCCGTTGCACCGTGCCCAACCGCATTTATTGCATCGTAGCCCATTTCCGAGGCCAGCACACCGGGGTTTTTGAAAGCGGTGCGGCCGGCAGCCGTTTTGTAGCTCTGGGCGTTAATACCTTGCTTGATCCAGGGGCGTAGCTGGTCGGAGAGGGCTGTGCGGGCGTTATAGAGATCGTCAATGTAGCTTTCGGCCTCCTTAAAGGTCAAGCCGGAGATCTTTTCGCATACGCTGATATATTCATCCACAACCGCCTGCTTTGCCGCAGGTGCAAACTTTTTGAGGTATGCCTGGGTGTATAGATCGCTGATATACTCCTCGGCCTTTTTGCCGTGGGGCAGTTTCAGCACCTTTGCAGTTTTGTCAAGGGTTAAGCCCTCTGTATAGCTTAACGGGTTGCCTCGCCCTTTGCCTATGGTCTGGTAGTTTGACATTTCCCAACCCAAGCCGCCGATGCTCTGTTTGTCGGAAAGATCCCAACAGCCGGCACAGTACATACCCTGGCCGTATTGAGCACCACCGGTGCTGCAATCAACATACCATTTGCTGCCGTAAAGCTCCTGGCGGTATTGGTCAAGTGTTGCCTTATCCGGGGCGCAGTAGGTACGCTCCCCATAAAAGCCACTTTCCTGCATCGCCTTTTTGAAATCGTCATAGGGCACAACCTTTGGCGTGCCGTCATAGCCCTGCGTGTGCATTACATCCTCAATGGGGTGCTCAAAATCACCGCTTGGCTGATACTCACCAACAATGTTATTACCCTGCACAACCACATTGGCTGCGGGTGCCGGAGGCGTTACCTTGTCGGCATCCGATACAAGGGGCTTTTTAGGTATAGGATCTATTATAACACTTTTGGGAGCGTTTTGCAATGGTTTGATATATTGCTTTGCCCAATCGTTGTATTTGGTGTCTTTCGGCACCATTTTGCGTTTGCCGGTTACGGGATCCCTGGAATAGCGCTCACCGATGCCCTCCATATCCTCAAAATAGGGGGCGGTGCAGCAGCGGCACCACGGGTGGAACGGCGGGGCAGTTGAGCCCTCTTGGTATTCGCTCATTTTGAATACCTTACCATCCATATCACCGCAGAGCCCGCAGGTTACATTATCGAGGGTGCCCACAACCCGGTATTTTTCAACGCCAAGCTCGTTAAAGCAATCTTTTTGGGCTGCGCTGGAAAAATAGGCGCTTTCGGTCATTACCACACGGCCGGCGTTTTGCTTTGATACATTGAAACGCTTTGCGATGGCATCAATGGCTTTATCCGGTGCCTCGCCGGTGGCAATCATCCGGGTAAGCTCTTGGTTGACGGTTTCCACCAGTTTGGTTTTATCCGTCCAGCAGCGGGCGGTAAAGGTTTGGTTGTCAACGGTCCACGGGCGGGAAAGCACCTTTTTTACGGTTTCCGTATTGAGTGCCTGCATAGTCCACCCAACGCCAAGGCCACGCTGCACCTCAAAAGCGGTGTGGTAATAGCTTTGCGTGTAGGCAAGCTCCGAGGCGTTGGTTGTTGCTTTTATCCTTGCATCGGTCAACGCCTCGGCCTGCTGCCTTAATTGTAATTTTAAGCTGTCAAGGCGGGAAATATGCACCCTTGCGGATGCGTTCTCAAGCTCTTTGGCCCAGGCGCCGCTTATGGCGTGCTCCTTGCCATACTTGATATATTCCTGCACGGTCCACTTAAACTCTTTGAGCTCCTCGGTGGTAAGCAGCTTTTGTGCATCGGCAAAGGTAATGCCGTTGTTGTCGGCAAAATGCTGGTACCAAGCACGCATTTGGGTATCAATCTGGGCAATAGCAGCATCAAACTGCTGCTCCAGATTTTTTACATATTCGTATGATTGATCTTTTAGGGCATCCTCCATAATTTTGAGGCGGCGTGCCCAATAGTCGGCATTATTCATTTACCGCACCACCCTCCGGGGATCCGGGAGGGTTGCCGTTGGCGTTGTTGCCACCGGCTGTGCTTTCAAAAGCCGCACGGTAGGCATCTATTTCCTGGGCGGCCTCCTCTTTTTCGGCCTTAATGCGTTTGAGCTCCTCCTCCGGATCGTCAACCCACGGATGCTGCTTTACAATGGTTTCATTGCTGATAATGCCGGCAGACTTTCCGCAGTTGTCTATTGCCTCGCTCTCGTTTACCAAAATATCACGGTTGAAAATAACCGTTACGGCCTCGCCGTCAAAATTGCCGGCGCCGGTGTTGGCAAGGTGAGCATTGACGAAAAAGAGCAGATCCTCAAAGGCGGCTTGAAATTCGATCTCCATACCGTTGGCATCAAGGTCAATATCGGAATACATAGAGCGTATATTCATTTGGTTGGGCGTACCGTTCATACGCTCATCCTTTGCATCATAGCCCCTGGCGTTTTCAATAATGGCCTTTTTAAGCAGATCCACAACGGTTTTGTAGTTTTCGGCATTTACCTCAATGGTAAGGGTATCAACCGCACCATCGGAGCCCTCAAAGCTGCGTACCTTAACCACGCCATAGGTGGCAAGGTTACGCCTAAACTCGCCCAGGTTTTCGCCGTCATAGTTGTGGAGCACCAAAACGGTGTTACGCACATCCTCCTCCATACCGTTTACAAAGTTGGAAAGTATGAGGTTGAGGGCATCCTGCAAGCAGCGTACACGGCAAAGCAGGGGGAGCTCACGGTGGTTGTACTTAAAGCACACCAGCGGGATGCGTTCCCAATTCAACGCCTTGGGCTCTTTCGTTTTCGGATCCACAACGGTAACATAAGCACCGGAGGTGGCATCGTTATCCGGCATCAGCGTGCCATCCTGCCATACAAAGCGATCAATGCCGCCGGCGTGCATAACCTCCACCTTTTCAACAATGCTTTCGTTGCCTTTTTCGTCATATTCGTAAATGGGGAAAAAGTGCACCGCACAATCGAGCTCGGTGTGCCCGGTATCTGCCCAGAACGGTAAAACCTCGTGGGCGGGGATCATAGCAAAGGCAAGTTTGCCGGTGCTGTCATAATAGGGGAATATCCACGCCTTGCCGCCGGTCAATGCCTTTTCGGCCACAATACGCAAAGTGCGCTGTGCCTTTTTGCCGAAAACATCCGTAAGGGCTGCACCGTAGGCGGCGTTTTTGGTGTCAAAGGTGATGGGCTGGCCGCAGAGGTAGTTTGCTTTTTGGTCAACCATCTTGGCATACTGGTTATCCACAATGCGGTTGTTGGGCAGGTTTTTAACCTCCTCAAGGTCCCCGTTTTCGTTAATAACAGTACGCTTACGGGCAAGGATCACCTGCTCACCCTCATAATACCTATCGCCATCAATCTGGCGCAGGCGTTCTCTGGAGGTCAACCACTTTTTGATCTCAAGTTCCAAAAATTCCTTGTCAGTTATGCCGGGCTTAATATTGGCAGCCATTCTGGCCATCAATTCCGTGGATGGGGAATAAAAGTTTAAGGCTTTCATATTGGCTGCACCTCCTTTCTTAATTTATTCAAAACTGAAATGCGCCCCGGTGGAATATTCCTCCAGGGCGTACCGCATAGCATCCATAAGGTGGTTAAAATCATCTATGGGGCGGTTTATCTTTTTGCCGGTCTTTGTGTCGGTGTCCCAGGTGTAGTTTCCAATCTCGGTAAGGAAATTGGTGCACCGTGGGTGTATGAAAATTTTATAATCTTGGATAAAGTCAATGCCGTTGTTTATGCTGTCTTTGCCTTTGCGTGCCCGCTGAATACGAGAAAGCCCCAGCGTATAGAGCCGGTCAATGCTTTTGGGCTCCGCACTATCTGCCCGGATCCGTTCCTTGGCGTACCCGGCCTTGATAACCGCATCCGCAATATCCTCATTGCTCATACCGGGCTTGTATATCTCATCAAATACCCAAAGGGTTTTGCTGGCGGTATCAATCAGCCCACAAAATAGGGCGGTGGGATCGTTGGTATAACCAAAATCGAGCCCGAAAGCGGACCGTATACCGGGTGTCTTACGCACCTCATCAATGCTGAAAAGGCGCTCCTCCCAATTTTCGTAAACAAGCCCCTCAACGATGCCCCACTCGCCGAGGCCGGCCACTCTGTACCGGCGTGGGTTGTTGCGTTTCATTGTTTCAAATACTTTTTCATCCGCTGCATCCAGCCACTCGTTGCACATATAGTTTGTGGTCATTGCAAGTATATCCGGATCCGGTGCGGCATCAAAAAAGCGGTGTTTCATCCAATGGTGCTCATTCCAGGGGTTAAAGGTCAAGGTTATTTGCTTGAAAAGCCCCGGCGGCATTTCGCCACGGATGCTCTCATCCAGGGTGTCAAAATCTGCCTCGGAGCTTATTTCGTAGGCCTCCTCTATCCACAGCCAGCAAAGCACACCAACCTCAACGGTGATGGATGTTACTTTCAGCGGATCGTCAAGCCCACGGAAAAGGATCTTTTGCCCGGTGGGCTTATAGGTCATTTCAAGCGGGCTTTCCTTTACATCCCACCAACGCTCAACGCCGAGGCGGTGTATAGCCCATTTCAGCTCTGTAAAGCAGCTATCTTTGAGGGTGCGGAAAGTTTTTCGCACGCAAAGCAAATTGGCTTGTGGGTGTTCCATAAGCCTTACAATTTGGTTTAGGGCGGTTGTCTTTGATTTTTTGGAGGCACGGGATCCTTTGCATACACGGTACCTGCCTTTGAAATTCCAAAATGTACCGTACCCCTTGCCCACAACATCCGGGAGCCGTAGCTGGCGGGCGTTAGTCCTCAAGATCCTCACCACCGGAAATAATAACGGGGATCGCACCGTCCACATCAACCTTGTTGGTAAAGAGCTCAAAACGCTTACCCAAAAGCTCTGCGGCTTTTAGGCGTTCCTTTTCGTCCGGCGGCTTATCAATGATTTTAGCCTCGGAGCAACCATCGCCGTAGCCCTCAACCACTACCACGCTGGCCTTGCTTTCACCCCGCATAACAGAGGTTAAATACTCCATAACCTCCTGGGCATCGGCGGTCTTGCGGCTGCTGATCTCTGCCAGCTTTTCCTCAATATAGGCTGCAACCTTAACATTTTTTAACAAACGGGCACCTGCTGCGGCAGCCGTTTGATCTTTTGTGATTTTCGGATAAGCCGCCTTATATGCCCTTGTGGCATTACAATCAATAAGGTACTCATCGGCAAACTTTTGCTGCTTATCGGTCAAGAGTATCACCTCGCTTTCATAGCAAAATAAAAGAACAGACAACGGGGATCCTGGAGGAATACCCCGCCGCTGTTCTTATCCAAGGAGGCATTGCCCTTATGGTCAATACCCGCAGTTTACATTATATCATAGATAAAACGAACAGAACGAACAACCTTTATTTTTCTGCATTTTCCTCGGCGTTTGTCTTTGCAATATAACGGTTGCAGGCCATACGCACGCTGTCAGCGGTGTTGTTTCCGATGCTTGCCGCCACCTGCTGCCAGTTAAGGCCATTGACAAAACGCAGCTGGAATATTTGCCGGATAAAGATGTCCGGTATATCCGCTATGTATCGCTCAAGCCGGTTACGCTCGTGTACGCATTGTGTAACCTTTGCGGATATGATCGCCTCAAGGTCAATGGTCTCTGCACACAAACGCTCAAGCCGGTTATCAAAGCTGCTGCCGCTTGGCATACCGGTAAGGTTTGGCCCGGATGGGCTGGATGCAAGCATCCGCAAACGGTCCAGGCGTTCCTTGTCCCTCTCAATTTCACGGTTAAGGTAATACAGCTGCGATAATTCCTTTTTGGTCATACCGATGCCTCCTTTATCTTTTTAATGCGTGCCTTTAATACCTGCATAACTGTTTCGTGGGTGTTCTGCCGGCCCTTTATGGCATCCAGCACATCCTCATCCACGCAGCCCTGCACAATAAGGTAATGCACATAAACCTTATCGAAAGTGGAGCCCTGCCGCCACAAACGGCACTTGCCTTGATCGTTAAGCTCAAAGCTCCAATTTGGCGTAAACCAGACGATGTGCCGGCCGCCTGCTTGCAGGTTTAGCCCATAGGCACAGCTTGCCGGGTGCACCAGCAGCACATCAATGTTGCCGGCGTTCCACTCGTCCTCATCGTTGGTGTCTTTATATACACGCACCCGCAGCTTTGTTTTGGAAAGTGCCTCAAGGATGCGGTCTTTATCGTGTTGAAAGCCATAGAATGTAATGCAAGGCTCACCGTTCAAGCTCTCCAGCAATTCAAGGTAAGCATCAAGTTTGCAATCGTGTAGGTGCACGGCTTTATGCTCATTGTCATACATTGCGCCGGCACAAAACTGCAAGAGCTTTCCGGTAAGCACACCGGCGGTGTTGGCGGTGATAACCTCCTCATCAATCTCAAGCAGCAGATCACGCTCAAATTGCTGGTAGGCTTTTAGGGCCTTATCGTCAAGCACAACGGGGATCTCGTGCTCTATGCACTCCGGCAGCTCCAGGTAGTCCTCGGCTTTCATACTTACGCATATATCACTTATGGCGTTAAGTACGGCGACCTCGGCATCGTCCTTTGGGGTGTAGTCGGTAAAATACCCGCCGTGGGTATTGGCGTTAAAATAACGCTCCCGGAATTGGGTTATAGTCTTGCCGAGCCTTGCACCCTCATCCAGCAAATAAATCTGTGCCCACAGATCCATAAGCCCCTTGGAGGACGGTGTGCCGGTCAGCAGCACAACCTTTTTGCAAAACCGGCGTACCAGTTTCATTGCCTTAAAGCGTTTGCTCTGCCCATTCTTAAAGCTGGTGCTCTCATCAAGCACCACCATATCAAACGGCCATTGCTGTTTGTAGTAATCAACCAGCCAGGGGATGTTTTCACGGTTGATAACATACACATCCGCAGGGGTGTTAAGTGCCCGGATCCGCTTTGCAGACGATCCCAGCACCTTAACCACACGGAGGTGCCCCAGGTGGTCCCACTTGCCAGCCTCTTTGCTCCAGGTGCCCTCCGCAACCTTTTTGGGTGCTACAACCAAAGCCTTGCCAATGCTCCACTTGTAGTATTTCAAAATGTTTATTGCCGAAAGCGTTATTGAGGTTTTACCCAAGCCCGGCCGCAGAAACAACCCAACCGCCGGATCGTCCACAATACGCTGGATGCAATAGGCCTGGTAGTTATGTGGTTTATATTCCATCCTTTTGTACCTCCCTTATGAAAGCTGCCGCTTTTTCTTTGGTGTCAATCCTCAAAACCGGAAAGCCCAGCCCCTTAATAACTCCGCATACCCACTCTTGCAGCTTACGGAGTTTTTTGCCGGGTGCCTTGGTTTCCACAAAATAAATCCGTGCGCCGGGTAAAAGGATAATTCGATCCGGCACCCCATTAAAACCGGGGCTCACAAATTTTAAGGCAAGGCCGTGCAGCTCATTTTTGACTATATCGCAAAGGTGTTTTTCAACCTCTTTTTCAAGCATCGTTTTACTCCTTTCTAACATTTTTCCTCGCACGCACGCATACGCCCGCAAATAGGCGGGTGTAGGCGGGTAGAGGTGTTTTTTACGCCCTAACACTCTCTATTTTTAAGGTTTATACTAAAAAATGTTAGAATGTTAGAAAACTATATAAAACCCTTGTATTATGCGGGTTTTCCGTCTAACAATTCACCTAACAATCTAACAAAACGGTGTTTTTTCGTGTATAAATGTTAGATGGCTGTTTTCTAACATTTTTACACCGTAAACAAATTGTTAGATGG